CTTGTCTGATAGGTGGCCACCTTGCCCGCCGCCAGTGCCCAGATCCATGAAATTCTGCATGGTTCGAGCTTATACAGAAAGTACTCGGCCTTATCAGTTGCTGCTACGGCCTCGTTATACGTGGTCACGCTGCCTCCAGGAAGGTGTAGTTGCTTTCCCACCGATCTAGCCACACGTGCTGGTACCGAAGCCGCGGTTCATTGAAAGTTCCGTATACGCTTTTTACCACTCGGCCCACTTCCGTATCTGGTTCAAGGCATACAACTGTCTTCCCAGTCACTCCGAAGCTCTTCGCCAGGTTTCGAAACTCCAGCAGTGCCTCAATATCGGTAAGCTCCTTGAACTGGAACTCCACCAGCCGCACCCGATCCCCACGCCTGCCAAAGGTGGCTGCGCCGACCCGAGACTTTGTGCTGTAGTCGATTTCCGAAATTCGGTAGCCCCAAGTCATATTTACGATTGGTTCAACCACTTCGCCCAGCCCCATTTCACCGCATTGCAGATAGCCATCCGAGTTTGTGATATCCGTAATGGTGACCTTCCATCTGCGAAACCGCTGAGAGCCCAAAGTGAAAAACCGCACATTGCACGGATGGTCCGGCAACTCCGACGATGACAGGTAACCCCCATAACCGTACTCGCCACATGGTCCCTCCCCTAGTCCGTAAACGGCCTCCCAGGCATTAAACGTCTCGGTGTAATCGGGTGCATCGGTCCAGTTATTCACGTTCCACAGTTCCACCTTTATTGTGGCGTTGATTGTAAAATTAGAATTCACCCACCAGATGCCGGAGGCGTAGACATAGTCACTCATGATTCCCCGGATATAGCAGGTGGTGGCCCCGTCGCTTCGCCATACCATGCTTGGCTGTCCATCAATGAGGTATTTGACAGGAAGCGTTGTCACTTCGCTTTCTGCTTCAAGCGTGGTGGCGTCTTCGATATGGTTGTTTTTAAACACGCGCAGGTTAATCATGCAGCCACTCCGCTTTCGTAGACCACGATTTCACCATTCCGCGATCTGGCCAGGATCTCCTCGACCACATAATTCACCAAATCATCGACCGTCATAGTCTGCCCCTCGACCGTGGGCACGATATTGATTTTCAGTTCCTTGTCAGTAAATTCGATACTCTCAACCTCCTCTAAGCCGGTAACCGTTTCTTCTATGGCAGGCTCGACATTAAGCCCGAGCTGGTCCTTGATTTGCCCGAGCATGTCGTATACTGATCCGAATGCGCTTTCCATCGAACCGACATTGGTTATCGTCTGCTCAAGAGCAGGCCCCATGATAGCCTGGAAGGCCGCGGAGTCGAACGTCCCTCCAGCCCAGGCGGTTTCCATCGCGGTTCCGATTGCCTCGGTAAATGGTGCAAGAGCAGACTTGTACACCTCGCTTTGAATAAAGGCATCGATCACCGATTGCACGATGGTGTCATAAATGCTCTGATAAATTGCCTGCTCGAAAGCAGCCCATCCCTCTTCCGAAGTGGCAGCACCAAAGCCTGCCTGAAATCCGGAGGATAGCGCATTGGCGTATAGGTTGGTTTGAGTTTCAGCCGCTTTCAGTGCCTCAATGTAGGTCTCTAGTGCTGTGGGGATCTCGTCGGCGAACATCGCAGCGATCTGTTCCGACTCATAGCGGACACGGTCCATGGCCTCCGTATCGCCTTCGAGAGCAGCCTTTAGATCCCGGTAGTAGATGATCAGAGCTTCGACCTCATATCCTTGCAGGTCTTCAGCCGTGGCAAGCATAGTGACCGTTGCCTCAAGCTCGGCAGCCCAAAACTGGTTTTCCTCTATTGCCTCCCTGGAATCCTGCATCACCTGGTACCAGAAGAGCATTTTGTCCGATCCGACCTCGACGGTATCAAGCAACTGGTTCAGCGCGCAGTCGTATATCGTGGTTGCCTGCTCCAAGGGATTCATGCCGAGGTTTTCGAGGGTTTTCGTCACTTCGGTGATATCGACCAGCCCGCTTTCGAATTTGGTCATCACATCCGAGATGATCAGCTCTTGCAGTGCATAATAGAAATCTATCAGGGCTTGGCCTGCTGCTTGAGCATCAGGACCCCACTCCTCCATCTTAGCGGCAGTCGTTTCAATAACGCTTTGATACTCGTAAAGAGCCGCTGCCGTTTCAGCCGTTGCCTTTCCCTGCTCATCGAGATCATTGGCAACGGCCACAGTCATATTGTCCCACTGTGCAAGTGTGGCCTTGTAATCCTCCTCACTCATCTGGTCCGCAAGCGCCGTATGTTTCCAACCAGCATATTGCGTTTTTGCCATTTCCTCGCTTAGTTCTTCCAAAGGCAGGTATTCGCCATTCTTCAGCCAACCCGCCTGCTGCGTCATGGTGAGCGATCCACCTGGCCCGGTCACGCAATTCATCATGTCCGCAAAAGCCTGACTCCACAGCATTCCTCTCTCATCGCGCTTCTGCTCATCATCGTCACCGAAAAGCCCGCCGATGGCTTCGCCTAACGCAGCCCCGATCACGGTTCCAATAACCGGCATGGCATAAGAGCCGATAGTGGCCCCGACCACTCCGCTTACCGCAGATGTCACGGCCGCACCGATGCTGGAGCTTAGCAGCGCTGTACCGCCAACGTATCCGACCGTTGCACCAATAGAAGAAGGTAGCCCCCCCTGGCCGCCAAAGAGCTGTGGGATATAATTCCCCGCCATGGCTGCTATCCCAAGCTCACCTAACCCTATCTCCCAACCTCCAAGAGCATCTGGCAACATAAAGCTGCCGAGTGACGATAGACCAGGAATGCTTGTTAAGCCGGAGCCGCTTCCACTGGTTACCATTCCCGCCATGCTAGGAACGGCTCCAGTCACGCCAGGCATTGGGATGCCGAATAAGGACATGACAGGCCCGAGAATCGATTGCAGCCCTTGCATCTGAAGGATCATGGTAGCGACCATTTCCGCTATCGCTTTCATTGCAAGGCCTTTTAGCCGGTCCCACAGGCTGCCCCACCAATCTTCGAGATCCTCTCCTTGGCCGACCAGCTCATCCATAAAGCTCCCGAGGCCTTCAACCATGTCAGCATATGCCTTGGCGAAATCCTCCTGCTGCTTCTGAATCAGCTCCTGCTGCTTTTCACAGTCCCGCTCAGCCTGCTCCTGCTTCTTGTCGATTTCCCTCTGGTGAGCTTCCCGATCCTGTTCATAGAGGTTTGCGACGTCATCATTCAACTCGATGGTTCGCGCCGCAACCCATTGGTTGTAAAGCTCAACGGCCTCTTTCTTGCCACCGGCACCATCGATTTTGGCCTTCATATTATCGAGATCGCGCTGGTACTCGATTTCCAGCTTTTTGACCTGCTCCTCGACTCTCTCCACTGTAGAGAGCTGAATTTCCTCCTCCATCTGTTTGACGGCATCACGCAGATCCGTGGCCATTCTCTCTCGTTCTTTTACTTCCTTCTTTTTTGCATCAACGTTTCGTTCAGCAACATTCTTGGTGACCTTCGCAATCTCCTCTTCGATATTGATTTGAGACTGCATGGCAGGCATCACCTGCTTTTCCTGCGTGGCTGTTATGGCCTTTAGCCCTTCGACACCAGACTTTGAGAGGTTCTCCATGGAGGCGGCAGCCTGGCGCACCTGCGCAGCCATGCCCTCGAAGTTTTTCCCGACTTTTGGCAGCTTCTCCAACCATCCGAGCAGATCGGCGATCTTGTTCATCAGGTAGCCGATGGATTCACCCACAACGACCTTGAGTACCTGCGCAAAGCCGAGGAACATATCGATTACCGCCTGCAGCACGGGAATGAGGAAATTCTGGAGAACGGGAATGAGGAGATCTTTGATGGTGTTCCACAGCCGCTTGCACTGATTCTCGAAGCTCTCGCCACGCAAGGCAGCCTCACCCTGGTACTCGGCAGTCTGCTTCATCATCTCGGCGTAGCGGAAGGTTACCTTTTCGGTATCGGTCAGCTTTTCCCATAGGTTCTTGAGCTGGCCGTCGAAGGCCATGGTCTTCATGTAGGTATCGTTCAGCGTCAGCCCGAGGTATTCAGACGATTCAGCCTCCCCGCGCATCGCGGCTTCGAGCCTGGTCATCGTCGCTTCAAGATCGAGGCCTCGGGAGGCGGCAATATCTGTGGCCCGAGAAATCATGTTGATGTATTCCGCGCCTTCAATGCCGTAGCGTTTCATGCCGGAGGCAAATCTGGCCATGCTATCCATGACCTCATCGACGCTGAAGAGGTTTCTGGTCGCAGCAGAGATGTTCTTCGCTTCCCCGATCATCGCATCGGCGGTTGACCCGAAAATGGTGCCCATGTCTCGCACCGCCTTATCATGGGCATTGTAGATATCAATGACCTCCTTGAAGCTGTAGACCGCCGCAACGATTCCCATCCAACTGGTCTGGAATGCCTGCCAGGCCGAGGTGAGTGCCCCGGCCCCGGAGGTTCCCTTGCGGACAAAATTCTCCAGCTCGCCGCTGACGACTCTCAGAGACCCATCATCCTGAACCTTTACGACTATGGCGACTTCATTGCCGAGAGTTGTCATTGGTTTCCTTAGATTGCTTGTCCTTGAACTTCGCCTTGATCAGTGCCTGGTGGAACGTAACGAGTTTCCTCAGCATGTCCTCTCGGTTTGTAACCCGCCGGATATCGAACACAAACCGAATGGCTTCAAAATTCAACCTGATCCGCTTGGAGAACGGCTCTCCGACATGCTCGTTTTTGAGCAGGTCATAGATTTCGATAACATCAACATTGGTGGGGTTAAGCCGTGGTACTTTCGTACAGTCCTCGCAAGAAATGCTTACGCCACGCTGTTCGGCGATCAGTTCGCAATCATCGCAGGTGAGGCGATTATCATCGACGAGCCAGATGGCGTATCTCACGAGTTTTTTAAGTCGTCTTCCATCGCCTCCTCTTCCACAGTGCCGGTGATAAGCGTCATCTGCTTAATGAAGGTGGATATCTCAGGGCAATAGTCCATCACATACTTTCGATTCTCCGTGGTACAGGGAAACTCCTGGCCATTCTTGGTAAGCCCTCTCCAGTTTTCGATCATCCAATCATTGAGAAGCTCTTCCAGCTTGTCATCATCAACATCTTCCATCATCTGGTGCCTCTTCCACTTGCGCACCGTCGCCAGCTTCCGCAGCTCCCGCAGTTTCTTCGGTGCCAATGGTCGAAGACAAAATTCGATAGGACCCTTAAAGTGGTGCCAAACACCTTCACTGCCTGCTACGAATTTCCCAATATCCAATCCCGCTTCCATGAACTCTCCTATGGCTTAAGTGAATACAACGCTGATCTCATCATCACCCGAGGACCCAAGGGCCGCGCCAGAGATCTTCCACTTGACCTCGTCATTGCCGCCAGCATCGATTGGTGGAATGTTGAACTCGGCGTAGGGAAGATTGATGGTGCAGATCGAACCAGCCGTAGAACCGATAGTAAGCACGAGAGCTTTGGAGACGTACTGAAGCGCATCGCCGTAGTACCTCAGATAATCCTTATCCAAATACAGGTTCAGGTCGAAGGTCACGGCCCGGTCTCCCAAGCTATACCCGGCAGCGATGGTACGCCCGTACTCATCGGTCCTCAGCTTCATGTTATTGTTGAGCGTTACCGTGCCATCGACGATGTAGACCGTAACCCCGCCAATGGTGAAAGATCCGATGCAGCCGGGAACAGGTGATCCGGCGATAGTGGGTGTCAGCAGATAAGGAGTAACGGCAGCCGCATCAGCCTGTGCGCCAGCAACGCCTGGCGTAATGGTGAGCGTATCAGCTGAGATTCCAGTAATTTCATGTGGTCCGGCAGAAGTTCCAATCGAAATCCGGCCTCCGACTGCAAACTTCTTTCCTTCTCCCGCTGCCAGCGTCACCGAGGTGGCCAGGTTCACCAGTGCGCCACTGGTGACGCAGGACCCGGCATAAAATTCGTCAGCATATTCGCCGGAAAATTCCACCTCAGCCTTGCCAGTGCCGGAAACCTTAAATTGCGCTTGGTTGACGATGCAGCCTTTGAAGCCTCGCGCCATATGCGATAACTGCTGGTACATCGAGAGGCTATCGTGCAGGGTAACCCCGCTGGCAAGCGAATAGGTCTGCGAAACGCCAGGGGAGTTGGAGGATGATCCGAACACTGCCTTAAGCAGCACGTCCATGTCAGGCGCAGTCCCTGCGGCCCCTGATGGCACAAGGTATCCTCCGATTCTCCAATCACCGCTCTTCTTGCCGGAAATCCTCGTGAGTGCCGATCTGGACTGCCGCTTGTCGTCGCGGATATCCCGTGCCCGCTTCAGTGTAAATGCCGCGCTGCGATGAGCGAATGCATCCGTGGCAGCAGGCATAGCGAAGGCGCCGAATGTTGATTCAGCTTTCGCAAAGAGACGTTCTTCTCGCCCCAAGGGGATGGTATTGACAGCCATGGCTAGTCCTCCATCATCACAAAGGTTTCTATTTCGTCAGAATCACCCTGGCCGGTATCCTCTTCGCGGACTACCTGCCAGCCGAGCTCTCGTGCCTCATCGTTATCGAATTGCGCTGCGATGGCGTCAGGCACCTGTCGCACTACTCCTGAGTAGAAGTGGCCAACACCATCCATGAACTGCGTGGTCGGCCCATCGAATCGTAGCTTTGCCATGATATGCTCCTCAACTGACTGTTGGTTCCCATCCGTCTCCGAACATTCTCGGATAAGCAATGGCTAGCGCCATCCGGACCCCAAAAAGCGGGAAAGCCTCCCACAGCTCATAACGCTTTGTCCGAAAGAATAACCGTGGTGTAATTCCGTCAGCGATCTCCGTATAAATGTATTCAACCAGGCATTGGAGCTTCGCCGGTCCCCCGTACTCATGACTTACGGTACCGAGCGTCTCATGCGTCGCGCTGGTTTCCGTCGAATCAGAAATGCCAACATGGATCTCGACCTCGAATTCAAGATCTTCACCTTCCTCGCTTTCGTCCTCACTCACGGGAAGCACCGCAATGAATGGCGTTTGCAAGCTACCGGGAGATTCCGCGCCGGTTCCTCCAAAACGCACCAGAGGAACCTTACCGAAAGCGGCGTCGCAGTATGTTTTGATGTCGCTTGATGTGTAGATGGCGTCTCGCAGTGCTTTCGCTACCTGAATCAGATTCATTGGTCATCCTCGATGCGTCGTCTTCCCTTGCGGAGAAATGAAATCAGGTTTTGAAGGCATCATGCTGATCTGCTTATTCTGAAATGACTCGTTGAATCTGGCTTTGAAAATGCCGAGGAACTCCGATTCTCTCTTTCGCCGAACCGGATAGACCCAAGGACGAGGAGGACGCACAAGCGTGGTGGTTTCTCTTTTCAGCGGCAGCCCGAGGGCAAAAAACATGCGCCGCATTCTCGGACTAACCCTGATTGTCTCCGATGCGGTATGCCGCCGCAGAATGGCCCACACCTTTGACTCCGGCCACTTCCTGCTTTCCAGGAATCCGATGGCCACCTCCATGCGTTCCTTGTTCACTCGAAACACAGGCATACTCACCATGCGGGCAAATGGATTGTGCCGCTTTGATACGCGCCGAGGATAATACTCACCCTTCTTTCCCTTGAGTCTTCCTCCGGCCCGTTTCCGCTTTGGTGAGTAGTAGATGCTGCTTTTTGCTAATGTGCCGGTATAAGGGCTGAGTGGCGGCCAACCAAAGTAACTTGCCTCATAGTATTGGCCCTGCTCTTTCAGTTCCCGCCGAATCCACCCACCAAGGTAGTACAGGCCTGATTCTTCGCACCGCGCAATGTGGGCTGACATCCTCTCCTCGAATTTGTCCAGATCGGTGTGAATCTCGGCAATCACCCTCATAGCGGCAAAACCCGGTGTTCATCTCTCGTGCAGATTAAAACGTGGTGCCTTGTTCCTCGTTGCACATCGCGCACAGTATAGGTGTCGGAACCGATAGTGATGGAGTCCCGGTTGACTACAGGCGATTCCACGTCAGCCAGGTCCACCACCACTGATATTTCAGCTCCTCGGAATCCCGCCTCGCTGATTTCCGATTCCATCGCATTGCGTTGGTAGAAGACATGTATGCTTTTCCCATTGCCTTCTGATGGTGTATAGGTCACCTCTGTCCCGTGGCGGCTTAGAGCTTTAGTCATATGCTGTGCAACGAGAGAATGGATATTCATATCGGTTACGCATCAGCCGGAAACGTCGTTGCAGCCAGGTTCTGAACCCAATACACGTAATCGGTGGCACCGATCTCGCAGTCCCATGCGATACGAGCCTGGAAGGCGATTCTTCGGCGCAGATAAGACTCGGTATCAGTTCCCAAGGTCACGTACTCGAAGCGGAGCTTCCATTTGCGGATAAACTGCCGCCTTGGTGCGCCACAGTACCAGGCACTCGTGGACAGGTCATCAAGCTTCGGTGAGGTCCACAGCTTTCCGTTTGGATTGAGATAGTACTTGCCCTCGGGGCCGTAGCTGGATTTCTCGTTCAGAACGCCAGGAACGTAAATGGAATTCAGAACCTGGAGGATCTTGTTTTCAATCGCGCACGGTGCCAGGATGACGACTTCGGACCATGGGATGTTTATTCGTTTACCGCGCATGTTCTTCATGGAAAGCAGCCGAATGCGGGCTGCTTCCAGATCCGTTTCATCGGCAAAGGCATTGTTCTGGACGCAGGTTCCGAGTGGTGCCCGCACTCCAGGAGTATTTGCCGTGGCGCTGAACAGTGCCGTGCCCGTCCCGTTCGGTCGATATACGAATGGTTCGGCAGGAGAGGCCTTAGACCCGTCGTAATCGGTAGCTCTCTTTAAGGTCTGCTCCTCAATCCAATCCGCAGCGATGATGCCTAGCCCGTTAATGCGGCTTACGATATCGCCAATCTCGTTCTCATCGATGAGGTTCTGGTGGATGGTGAGCATCCGGCCATTCTGGCGATGCCGGATCTCCACCTTTTCCTCATCAGCGGAGATTTCCGGAAAATCCTCGGTATCCTTCACCTCGTCGATATTTTTGTCGTGGTTGTGAATAGCCGATACGCTGGTAACCTTCTTGTTGTCATCCATTTCGGTTACCAGGTTCCCGCCGATAGCAGGATAATTGAGATAGGCATCATTCATCGTCTTGATGGTCATCGTGCCGGTAAGCACCGGAAAGGCAGAAGCATAAAGGGCACGAGTGGAACCGCCGACGTCCATGGTGATGGGCATCTGAATATCCGCCGTGTAGGCAAAGAACTGCTTGAGGTCGCGAATGGTGTGCCAGCCGATTTTGCCTGATTCCACAGCCTGCGCAAAGCGATTGTGGAAGGCGACGGGATCGGATTTCAGCGCATCACGCATCTCCCGAAAAGCAGGTTGGTTGTGTCCAACCTGAATACCAGAACTGAAAATCTGTCTCTCCATCGGTTATTCCTCCTTGGGGAAAATGGTATTAGCCCACTACGATTCAACCGTGATGTCAGCATCCGCGCCATTGATACTGGCGAAGCACAGCCAATCTGTCCCGTCCCATACGAGATGCATGAAGTCACCGATATCGGTCACACTCACCAGCTTTCCGGCAGCCTGAGCTGCGCCTTTGATGTAAACCTGGGCAGTGTCAGGCTTAGGATCGAAGCCAAGAACCTGATCAGCCATCGGCGCTATGTATACATGCCAGCCAACCGGCACCGTGCCGTTTGGTGCAGTCAGGGTGACAGCCCCTTGGGCGGCCTTGTTGGTGAAGATTCGCCCGTTATCCTCCAGCTTCAGCGTATAATCAGCCGTCTTTGCGATGGGGATCTTCAACGGAGCAGGCATCGCGATCTTGTTCCAGTAGGAGAATTCAGCATGGAACATCACCTGCGCATAAGACAGGTTGCGCAGCGTGGTGCCGAACTCAGGATAGTTCTCAAATCCGACGATAAACGCTACGGCGTTTCCGTCTGCGTCATAGGTGAGCTTCTGAGAGTCAGAAGCCGTGAGCTTCAGCGCATCTCCAACGGCCGCCGCCCGTGCCGCATCGAGCTGGAACTCGAAGACATCGCCTGGCCGTGGAATGATGAAATCTATGTAGCGTTCGAGGTCTGCCGATTTCTGCTCCTCATACGAAATGGCAAAGGAATAGACAAAGTCCGCAATTGCATTGGCAGGAATGAAGTAGCCTGCGGTTTCATTATAGGTGCAGATTTCGCCTTTCTTGATGACTGCGGTTGCACCGGCTTGCACCTTGCCAGGCATGATAAGGGGTTGCGTGGCCCCGAAGATATTCTTTACCCATGGGGATTTATTGATAGCCATGTACTGTTCCTCCATATCACTATGGTTAATGACTCGTGCGTTACTTAATCACCATTACGCCAGGGGAGTTCACCATTCTGGCGAAAGCATCGTCACTCATCGAATCCAGCATCCGTTTTCCATCCGACACTGCGCTGGAGGTGCCGGTCCCATCACCAGCCGCGCCGGTTGCGGAGTTTGAGGCATCGGAAGAACTGGTGCGGGTATCAAGCAGATAGTTGATGATTTCCGCTTCGGTTCGCCCCTCGAAAATCATGTCGCACACCTTCACCTTGCTATCGGTGGAAATCGCGCCCGCGCGTCCGAGCAACTCTTGCGCCTTTTCCGCAGTAATGCGCATCTGTGGTTTCTGCTGCTCGGCCATAACTGACCGGAGTCCATCGGTGACGAGCTGCGCTATTTTCGCTTGGTCTTCTTTCCGCATTTCTTCGATAATTTGGCGCACCTTTGTTTCATCCATTTCCCTTGCCTCCTGTTGTGAGTGGTTGACCGATTCGATTTCAATTCCCTCAAGAGATCGTGCCGCCTCTCTGCCGATCCCTACATTTGGATCAGCAGGCACAGGAGTGCTGGAGATCTCACGAGGAGTCCATTTCGTTGCGATGTATATGGGAACGTCTTCGCGGCCAACGACTTCTCTCGATGCAAGCCAGTACGCTTCACCCGGTTCCAGCTTCCGGAAGCGTTCGACCGTATAGCCGCAGGAAACCCCGCGCAGGGACTTATTCTTGGTTCGGATCAGCGCGAGGTTACCTTCATCGGTGTCGTCATAGCCAATGGTGGCTGAACCTTTTCCTTCCTTGATTCCGGCATCGATGACTGGTCCGATGATTCTTTCCCGGTTGTGGTTAAAGAGATGAGAGCCGACAGATCGCAGCACACTGAGATCCATGTCCTCCTCACGGTGGGAGAGGATTTCAAAGCCAAACCATCGGCGCACTTCCGCCTCTTCGCTGGAGAAGGTTACCTCCGTCTGCCGTTTCTCTGCGTCCACTGCTCTGGTATCAAGGGGTATGTCACGGTAAAACATCTGATCTGTCATGGCGCGTCCCTCAAACTACCTGCAAGTCACGTTTCTTTCGTTGATTTCCTTCCTCTTTCTCACCCTCTTCTTTTTCAGCTTCCTGCTTTGGCATGGTCGTTGACCCTGCCTGCCCTTGTGGCACAGGAAAGCTGATGCCGTACTTCTGTTCGGCTTGTTGCATCCGCACGAGTTCCTTGGCACGCGCTTCAACCGTTTCATCGAAATCGCGGCCCTGACTCGCGCAGATCTCCGAAAGTGTCGTCATGGTATAGTTGAGTTCGATGGTCTTGCCTTGGACCTCACTAACCGGATCAACCCAACTCCAGCCTGGTGGTATCCAGGCTGAGACCAGAAAATCGCGCCGCCGCTTATCGTAGAGAACAGCCCCATCAGCTCCCATGAGGCCTTGCACAACCAGATCTGCCGCCACGTTCTCCCATACTGGTTGGCAGAAGCGTTTGATCAGATGGGATTGCATGATTTTCATGGGCAGATAGAACTGCTGAAGCACGGTGCGGGAATTGGAGTAATTCATCCCGTCCCATTTTTGAGCGAAAACCTCGGGAGGGATATCAAGCGCATTCGCTGGTCCTCGCAGCAGGTGATTGACCAGGGAATCCATCGCCTCGTTTGGTCGGTTCGGCTTATGAATATCGACTTCCTCACCCGGCAGCATGTAATGCCACTTCAACGGGGCGAACTCATGAAGCCGTTCGCTCGTTCCCGTATCTTCATCAGCCTCGGTGGTACCGCTGGTGTAATTTCCTTGCCACTCATCTGGTGCCGGAGTCTTGACGATGCCCGTCATGCAGGCATCTTCCAGAGCGGCCAGGATCTCCGCTTCCCGGTAGCGGTCCAGATCCTGAAAGTCCTTCATCCCTGGTGCAAACGGCGGGAACCCTCGGGATTGCTCCGGCCTCATGATGTCAAACAGGTGAAACACCTTGCGGGTACCATTCGGATTAAACGCCGGTATGCGTTCATAGTCCTCAGCCTTGGTTCCCGCTAGAATATGAGTACTGCCCGGATGGCGTTTCATCACCCAATAAAATGCAGGGCAGCCTTCATCGTCATACTCAATGCCGTTTTGTATTTTCGGATTTGCAACCTGGTCAAGCGGAGTCTGTAATCGGTCGATCTCTATCACCTGGAGGCAGAAGGGAACCAGACGGCCCGGACGATTGCTTGAGCGGCCAATCACAAGAGCTTCGCCATCGCGCACCAGGGCACCGATAGTGGTGCGTTGAATTTCAAAGAAGGACTGAATCATCCGGATGTCAGCCTGTTCCATCCATTCCTTGAAGAGCTTCTCGGCCCGATCTGATAGCTGATTGGCGACCGATTCGCGGATTTTTGCGGTCGATTCGCCTGGTGCGAAATAGGACTCGTCTGCGCTGATGCGGCTTTGAAAACGGATGCCGAGGCCGACGACATTATTGACGATCCGCTTGATTGGTCCGGAAACGAAAGCATTGTTCATCTCCAGATACCGGATCTGCTGCCGCAGCTCCTTTATGCCCGTGGCGACAAAAGCGTCCACGCTTTTCGAGGTCCCAAGCATGTCGTATCTGGTGCGATCCCCCCCGATAGCTTCCCATTCGCGCAAAGCCGATAGCCGCTGCACCCGACGGCGCACGGCTTCGCTCTGCAACCTGGCAACCTCGCGCCTCGTTCCCCAGGTTGGCGATACCGCACTGATAAGGGAGTCAAGCCACTTCACCATTTACCCCTCCGTGGCTGACCGTAGGACGTGCGGCTTTGCCTGGAACCCGCGTTGTCAAGTCCTTCAAGTTCAAAGGTCAGGGCATAGAGCTTTTTTAGGTCGTCATAGCTTTTGTACGTGATGGTTACCCCGTCGCACGAAAATGACCCCACGCACGGATCACCGGAAGCATGGTTCGCTATAGCGTTTTTGATTGCCGTTCTGACATCGGCCCAGGAGGTGAAATCAGCCATTGTCGACCTCCTCCCATCGGAAACCGCATTCGCGGCATCGATAGACTCGTAAGAAATCCCATCGCTGTTCGGTCAAGATCCGCATGGTGTTACACTCCGGACACGAAAGCATAGGTGAGGAACGGAGCATTCGATCATGGAGAGGAGGCTGCGCGGCATCGCCAGGGATCTGTCGGGGCAGTGCCGGATCAGGAATGGTGATGTCTGCTGCCGGAAGAATCTCCGGTATCAAATTCTTTTGCGCAGCTTTCTTTGCGGATTGTTTCACGCGCATAAAAAAACGATCTCCAGAAGGTCTTAGTTCCTCTGGAGATCATTGTGGCAAGGATTCGAAATCAGTTTTATTGCTGTGGTTGACTCCTGTTGACTCCTATTGACAGAATCTATCAGGAGGAAAGATCAAACTGGTCAGGATCGACCTTGTGCCGGTCCAAGAAGGCCCTGACTGATTCTTCAGGAACACGCAGGTAAGACCCCTTGCGGATGGCCGTCAATTCGCCCTGTTTGATCAGCTCATAGACCCACTGGCGAGAGCAAGTAAGAGCATCCGCTACCTGAGCCACGTAGAGCATTCGACCACCCATGGTACGCTACCTCCTTTTCTTGAACAGATTGTCGGCGTAGTCTCCAAAGAAGCCCGAGGTCTTCGGTTGCTGCGATAACGGTGGAGGTGTTCTCCTTGGCGTTTTGCGTGGAATCGGAAGCCCTCCGGCCCACTGTGGATCAGCGCAGGCCCAGGCATAAACCGAAGCATCGAAATAGTGGTTGTTTCGATGCACCTGCACCCACTCGATTGTGCCCTTTTTGGTGAGCTTCTTTTCTTCCGCTAGAAGTGAGGAGGTGAAATCAGTCGCGGTCTCCGAGTGAAAATGGATCTTGTGCTGATTGGCCGCGCCCTGGCCCTGAAGCTGCCAATAGATCATATCCTTGAAGTAATCGGTATCGATGAGCCACAGCACGATACCACCAGGTATCGGTCGGTTTGAGCCAGGCAGTTTATCCAGCACAGAGTGCTTCACCCGTGCCCCGGTTGAATTAGTGGACATGCCTTTTATGCCCCACGCAATGCGTCTTCCATGGAGTCGCAGCCATTCGTAAATTTCCGCGGTCCTCGACCAAATCTCACTTTCGCCTCGGCCCCCGCCTGTATCAATAGCCGCTCTCCAAATGCGAACAGTTTGTTCGCGTCCGTCAACCTGAAACTCGGCCTCGTGGATCAGTTCTTGTACATCCTCCCACTGTGGGAGGAAGGCATAGTGCACGAGCCACGCCTCTCGCGTTCGGGAGAAGGCCCATACGGTGGCGTAAAAGCCTAACTGTTGAACGTCGATTCCGCAGGTAAGTGCAATTGTGTTTTGGGGCACCACTGCCGGTGGAAGATCGCAGCGAAGCGCAAGCAGATCCTTTTCGGCAGGCGCATCGAGCTTCTGCACGAATGGTTCGGCAAGCGTATTGTTGATGAAACCCTGAAGCTTAAGCGGATCTGATGCTTCGTTTACCCTGATCCATTCCCGCACGAGCTTTGGTATGTCTCCTGACTTTCCAAGCAAGGAGTAGATTCTGTTCACGTGATAACCGACTTTTCGGGCTATGCGTGGTAGCTTGAAGCGAGAAACCATTTCGCCCCGTTCCACTGCCTGGTTCTTTTGAAGCGTTGACCAGATCTCCGCGCAACACCCGCACTGATATCCGGCTTCTTCGATCTGCTCTGGCGTCGCCTTCAGGCCTCCCTGCCATACGACCTGTCCGAGAGGCCTCATGGTATCATCGTCAGCCCGATAGTAGCCATCACGAAAATCCATGCTATGTTCCCGAGACCATCGCAATGGCTGCTTGACGCCACAGAAAGGACATG